AAGATTGTTAAATTAAAAAGACCTGTCGGTGCTAAAAAAGCAGACAAACTTTTTGGATATCCTCTTCGTATGTGGGAAGAAGCTGAACTCAAGTCACTTGATGAAATTATTCAAGCGAATATAAGATATAAACCAGAAGTCAAAAAGGCTCAGTCAGAACTTATAAAAAAAATAGAGGCGTATGTATATCTACCAATATCTGCAAACGAAAGTGCGATAGAGAAATCACTTAAACAATTAAAAGATGTAATCAAAAAATTAAAAACACGCACAGAAGAAGATGAAAAAATATTTGAAGAACTTTTAGAAGAAACAAAACAACTTATACAAGAAACAAAAGACCCATTCAAATATGACCATTCAATTTATGGTAGATTTAAGGACACAGCGCCAAGAAAACCATACTTCAACAGACTACCCGCTGATGAAATGATTACAGAAAATGGAAGCGCACCAAAAGAAATTTTAGATTTATTTGTTAAGAGAATGAATCAAGCGAATAAAAGAGACCCCGAAAGTGTTGAATATGTTGTTGTAAAAGGATTTAAACCAAACATATTAATTAAAGGAAAATAAAAATGGGTTCTGCGATAGATTTATTTGTAACTTATAGATTTCTTAGACTTCTTACCACACCTTTTGAAAAAACAGACGCATATAAGTTTGGTATTATTGATAAGAATGGTAATAGAATTAAAAAGAAACTTTCTTCAAAACCAGAAGTTGAATTAACTACATCTGAACTAAAAAATTCATATACTATTTTACATAAATTAGTTTTCAATATTAAAAAAATATTTGCAAAAGTTCCAGGCCTTAGAACTAAGTTAGGAACATACGCAGCAGCATTATTTTTATTAAAAGATACTTTAAAAGAAAATTTACAAGACCCTAAAATGTTAGAAAAAGAATTCCTTAAATATTTACATGAAAACTATGAGATTGAAAATACAATCGATGAACAAGTAGTTGGTTTTGGTGAACTTTTACCAAAAGGTGAGTATGTTTTAATTAACGATATATCTGGAAAAGAATCTGAAGAAATGGATTTAGTCGCAAGAAAAGGTGATAAAGTTTTTGTTACTCAAGATACCGCACCCATTGATACAGTTTTAGGACTAGAAATTTTCCCAGTTATTCATGATAACACAAAAGAAACCATATATATAAGTTTAGAGGATATCAAAGATGCATAAAGATTCATTTAATCAAATCATGAAAAGATATTATGAGGATAAAAGATTAGGTATAAAGAATGAGGATGCACCTACTAACTCTGTTGGTACAGGCGCAAATGTCGCACTTCCACCAACTCATGAACCTGGTATTGACCCAAAAAAGAAAAAGAAAAAAGATAAACAATTCATTCAAATGGATGGTAGAACTAAAGAAGCCAGAAAGTTTATTGAAAAGATTTTAAGTTCGAGACAAAAAAGAGAACAGAAAAAACTTAGTGTTCAAGAAAGAACTTTAACACCAGATGAAAAGAAAAAATTAAAAGACCTCGAAAAGAAAGTTCCAAAAAAAGATTTCATAGATAGATACGGAGATGAAGGTGAATCTGTATACTATGCGACTCTCACCAAAATGGCAAAGGATGAAGGATTCGCATCTGATGCACAGAGAAGAGCAGCATTCGCTCGTGGATATGAAGCGAAAGGAAAAAAGAATAAGAAAGAGGAAACTTTAATGGTAAACGAAGCGAACATCGATATAATCAAAAACATTGTTAAAACTAAAGGAAATAAAGACATTAAGTTGAGAGATGGTAAATTAAAAATAGATTTGTTTACCGCATCAGCGATTACCGCAGCACTTGATAAAGTTAAACCAGAAACTAAAAAGAAAATGGAACAAATATTAAACACAGGTAATCGAGCGCAAGTTATGAAATTCCTTAATGTTATATTTAAATAGATGAAAACCTTTAAGGAATATACATTCCCATATACACCAATTGATTCTTATAGACCAACAGTTGATTTAACTGCGGGAACAATAGAACCATATGGTTCAGTTAGTCATGGATTAGATACTTTTAAACCTATGGTAACTGGTTCAAAAAGAAAACTTATAACTAAATCTCAACTAGACCAAGTAGAGAAATACGCAGATAAAATATTTCGTTCACTTGATATTGATGTAGAATTTACTAAACATTTTTTACAAAGATTAAATGACGCAAGAAATAAAGAACAAATTACTACTAATGAACTCATAGATTTGTTTAAAAGAACACGACAAGAATATGGTACAAAGATTAAAAACTTGAAACCAGAATCAGAAGCCGTGTTAAAAGATTTGGAAAATGATATAAATTTACCATTTGTACTAGTGGTAGACAAGAAAAATAATGAATTAGATATGGTTGCAAAAACAATTATGAGGAAAAAAGACTTTAAATCATCTGACCCTATTCTAAAAGTCAAATAAATACATACATGAACACTGATATTGTATTAGCAAGTTATTCTTTAATTATATGTATAGTTTTAATATTATGGTATATTAAACAAGGATAAAAGGAGAAATAAATTATGTTTGGTAGTTTAAAATTAACCCTTATTTTTGGGGTATTGATTGCGGGACTCGTAGGTGGTTTTGTTTTGTATTATAAAGACACACAGAACAGACTTAAAGTTCTCCAAGAAAACAATGCGAAACTTGAAACTGCAGTTCAAACTCAATCTCAAACAATAGATGTTTTACAATCAGACGCAAAGAAATTTGCAGAACTAAATTCTAAGTTAAGAATAAAGTTGGATGATGCAGAAAAAGATAAAGATGAACTTTATAAAAAATTACAAAGACATGACCTAACAAGAAAGGCGATAAGAAAACCAGGTCTAATGGAAAAGATTTTTAATAAAGGTACACAAAAAGAATTTAAAGATTTAGAAGATATTACAAAAAGACCAGAGGTGAACTAAATGAAAATATTATTATTGTTATCAGTTTTATTTGGAGTGACAGGTTGTTCTTCAATATTTGGAGTTGGAGAAAAAGATGTTAATATCAAAACAGTTAGAGTTGATAGAAACATTCCAATCCAGCCATGGCCTAAACCAGTAAATATGGCTGGTATAAATTTATATGTTGTAACAGAAAACAATTATGAAGAATTTAAAGAAAGATTCATGTCTAAAAATAAAGATTTTGTATTTGTTGCGATGTCAGTAAAAGATTATGAAAACCTTGCAATTAATGTTCAAGATGTAAAAAGATACATTAAACAACAAAAAGAAATTATTATATACTATGAGGTAGTTGCAGAAGGTACAAAGAACACAAAGGAGAAACCAACAAATGAATAGAAACTACTTCGAAGATTGTTACAAAATAGACTTTGAAAAAAATCAATTACAGAACAATTATTTTTTTGCAGATGTGTCTGCACTCGCATACAGAGGAGAAATATTCGCAAAAGAACAGTATGCGAATATTGGATATAAAACGCATTTTTATTTAAATATAGCTGGAGCGCAAGGACATATCGCTGCGAACAACAAGAATATTATAATTTCATTTAGAGGTACAGAACCTAAAGAAATAAATGATTTATACGCAGATGTAAAGTTTGGAAAAAGAAAAGCAAAACTTGGTGGTGAAGGTTGGGTTCATAGTGGATTTCAAGGAGAGGTTGATAAACTATTTCCAACTGTGTTACAATGTATTCCAAAACAAACAAATAAAAAAATCTATATTACTGGTCACTCATTAGGTGGTGCGATGGCAACTGTTTGTGCTTCTCGTTTAGAACATTTAAATCCAACACTTTACACTTATGGTTCACCAAGAGTTGGTGGTAGTTGGTTTGTTAGAGGATTAAAAGTAGAACATCATAGATTTGTAAATAATAATGATTTAGTACCTGGTTTTCCATTATGGATAATGGGATATGCTCATCATGGTAGTCTTGTTTATATCAATCATTATGGTAATATAAGAAAGATGACTTACTGGCAAAGATTCAAAGATAAATTCAGAGGAAGATGGGCGGCGATGAAAAAGAAACAATTCTTTGATGGATTGGTTGACCATTCAATTGGTCTGTATGCTGATAAACTTAAAAAAGTTTATAAGGATTCACTTTAGGAGAAAATTATGTGGTTTTTTATAGTTAAGAGTATTGTTGGGTCAATATTGGGTAGTGCGACCGCCAAGTGGTTTGAAACTACCGCAGTAGGAATCTGGTTTTACGCAAAGATGTCACAGTTGTACAACTGGGCAGCAAAAAGATATGATTTAAAGATTCTCGAAGTAGAAGAACAATGGAAGAAAAAATATCCTAACATTGCAAGAAGGATAGATGAATTGGAGAAACAAATATCTGACCTACAACCAAAGAATAGGTTGTTTGAAGTCAAAAAAGGAGAAAAAGATGTTTAAATGGTTAAAAGACAGATTTAGTGAAAGAACAACTTGGGATGGAACAACTTTAATAGTGTTCGGTCTAGTTGTTTTATTCATGACTCCACTTGCCAAATTATGCGCTTATGGTGCGTTAATTTATGGTTTATGGACAGTCATCACTAAAGAAAATTAATCCATAAATATACATATGGAGAAAGAGGACTCAGCCAACATGACAACACCATTTTTGAATTTACAGACTGAAGTTGAACTTCTAAAAAGAGAAGTATCGGATATGAAACAAATACATATTCGATTAGATAAGGCAATTGATAAGATTACAGATGTTTCCAATAGTATTCACGCCATGTTGGCAGTCCACGAAGAAAAAATATCCAGACAAGAAGACGCTATTTACGATAATGAACAGAATATCGATAGAAGAAGAAAAGAATTATTAGAAGATATTAAAGACCTACACAGTCGTATTACTACAAACAACAGAGAACTAACTGATAAAATGTTAGAAACAGAACGAACAATTATTGCAAAAAACGCTTCTCACATAAACGAATTACGACAAGACTTAACGAATAGAGTTGGTGTATTAGAGAAATGGAGATGGGTTATTATTGGCGGTTCAATAGTCGCAGGTTTTATGATAGATAAATTTATGTAATTATGAAAAAGATTTTAATTATTTGTTTTGTGAATTTACTTATACTCAAAAGATTTTACTTAATCAAAACAATTCAGTTATCAAAGGCCTTTATTAAAGACTTAATATAACCTATTGACAAATTAATAATATATGATACTATTATAGACAATATAATATTATGACACATAACATTGATACACAATACATAAGATTATTAGGTTCACAATTAGGATTATTTAAAGAGAAAGGAAACAAGGTGTGGAATTTTCGTTGTCCTTGTTGTGGTGATAGTCAGAAAAGTAAAGTAAAGGCAAGAGGATATGTCTTTCAAAAGAAAAATGATTTATTCTATAAATGTCACAACTGTGGTGTTGGTATGACTTTAGGAAATCTTATTAAGCATGTTGACCCAAATCTACATAAAGAATATATCATGGAAAGATATAAAGCGAACACACCTAATAATAATGAAAAACCAAAGTTTGAATTTAAGAAACCAGTTTTTAAAACAAATACTGAGCCACTAAAATTTCTTAAAAATTTTGTTGAGTTAGGTGAAGAACATCCTGCGACACAACTGTTACAGAAAAGAATGTTACCTACTCAATTTTACAATGACTTATATTTTACAGATGGATTCTTTGAATATGTTAATACATTAATTCCAAATAAGTTTCCAACTATAACTGGTGACCATCCTCGATTAGTAATTCCTTTCTTTGATGAAAATAAAAAGATGTTTGGTTTACAAGGTCGTTCGTTCGGTTCAGAAAAACCTAAATATATTACGATTATGTTAGAAGACAAACCAAAAGTCTTTGGTTTGGACAGAATTAATCTAAAAGAAAAAGTTTATATAGTAGAGGGCCCATTAGATAGTTTATTCATAGATAATTGTCTTGCGATGGCAGGTTCAGATATGATACTAGACATAAAAGATAGTACTATCATATTTGACAATGAACCAAGAAACCTAGAAATTATAAAAAAAATGTCAGATACAATAGACAAAGGAAAACAAATTGTCATTTGGCCTGACTCAATTAAAGAAAAAGATATTAATGATATGATTGTCAATGGAATGTCAGTAGATGAAATTCATAAAATTATAAGTAATAATACCTTTTCGAATCTTCATGCGAAGACTCGACTTATAGACTGGAAAAAAATTTAAGGAGTAATACAAATGGAAAAGAACCTTCCCACACAATATCAACAATTTATTCACTTATCAAGGTACTCAAGATGGTTACCTAATGAAAGTAGAAGAGAAACATGGAGTGAAACAGTCAAAAGATATTTTGATTTTTTTGAAACACACTTACAAGAAATGCATAACTATTCAATATCAAAAAAAATGAGGGAAGAATTAGAAAATGCAGTTTTAGATTTAAAAGTAATGCCATCGATGAGATGTCTAATGACCGCAGGAGAAGCTTTGAAGAAAGAGAATATCGCAGGATATAATTGTTCTTATGTTGCGGTTGATAGACCACAGGCGTTTGATGAAATATTATATATTTTAATGAATGGAACAGGAGTTGGTTTTTCAGTAGATAGACAAGCGATTAGAGAATTACCAACAGTCGCAGATGAGTTTCATGAAACTGATACTACTATTGTAGTAGCAGATTCAAAATTAGGTTGGGCGAAAGCATTCAAAGAATTGATTGCGATGTTATATCATGGTCAAGTACCTAAATGGGATTTATCAAAAATTAGACCTGCGGGCGCACCACTGAAAACTTTTGGTGGTCGTGCATCTGGCCCAGACCCACTTGATGATTTATTTAATTTTTGTGTAAAAGTATTTTCTGCTGCCGAAGGTAGAAAACTTACTTCGATTGAGTGTCACGATATCGTATGTAAAATCGCAGAGATTGTAGTTGTCGGTGGTGTTCGTAGAAGTGCGTTGATATCTTTATCTAATTTATCTGATGATAGAATGAGAAGTGCGAAAACAGGAAGATGGTGGGAAACAGAACCACAAAGAGCACTCGCAAATAATTCTGCGATTTATACAGAGAAACCAGATATGGGTATATTCATGGAAGAATGGAAATCACTATATGATTCTAAATCTGGTGAAAGAGGAATATTTAATCGTGAATCTGCGAATATGATATCAAAGAAAAATGGTAGAAGAGAAACTGAAGGTCATGATTTTGGAACTAATCCTTGTTCAGAGATTATTCTTCGTTCAAGAGAGTTTTGTAATTTATCAGAAATAGTTGTTAGACCAGAAGATACTATGGATTCTCTTAAATCAAAAGTTAGACTTGCGACAATACTTGGAACATTTCAATCAACACTTACAAATTTTAAGTATGTACAAAAAGATTGGAAAAAGAATTGTCAAGAGGAAAGACTACTTGGTGTTTCTATGACAGGGATTATGGATTCTGTTTTAACAAATGGAAAACAAAGTGGACTAAAAGAAAGACTAGAAGAACTAAAACAAATCGCAGTTGATACAAATAAGAAACTCGCAAAAGATATTGGTATAAATCAATCTGTGGCGATTACTTGTGTTAAACCATCTGGAACAGTTTCACAATTAGTAGATTCTGCGTCTGGTATTCACGCAAGACATAATCCATATTATATTAGAACTGTAAGAGGTGATGTTAAAGACCCACTTTCTAAAATGATGAAAGACGCTGGATTTCCAAATGAAGAAGATTACATGAATCAACATAATGTTGTTTTTTCATTTCCACAGGCGTGTAGTAAAAAGGCGGTCTTTAGAACAGATATGACTGCGATAGAACAATTAGAAATATGGAAAACATATCAAGAACATTGGTGTGAACATAAACCAAGTGTTACTGTTTCAGTTAAGGAACATGAATGGTTAGAAGTAGGCGCATGGGTTTACTCAAACTTTGATTTTATGAGTGGTGTATCATTCTTACCATTTACAGACCATGTTTACAAACAGGCGCCATATCAAGATTGTTCAGAAAAAGAATACAAAGATTTACTTAATAGTATGCCAAAGAATGTTGATTGGTCTAAACTATCAGAGTATGAGGACATGGATATGACAGCAGGAACACAAACTCTGGCATGTAGTGCGAGTGGTTGTGAAGTTGTTGATTTGACAGCAAGTAATTAAATATGAAAACACAAAGTGCGAAAGCGAAAGGTAGAAGGTTACAACAATGGTTTCGTGACCTTCTTATAGAAAAGTTGGACATACACCCAGAAGATGTTGAATCAAGGTCTATGGGCGCAGGCGGGGAAGATTTAATCATGGCGAGAGCCGCAAGAGAAAAGTTTCCCTTTTCAATTGAGGCGAAGAATCAAGAAAAATTAAATGTTTGGGAGGCCTATAAACAGGCGAGTGAAAATTCTGGGGATTATGAACCTTTGGTTGTATTGAAAAGAAATAACCATAAACCTTTAGTACTAATAGACGCAGAATCTTTCGTTAAACTAATCAAAAATGGACAATGAGAACTTTATACTGGTTAAATTAAATAAACTCGTTAGCACCCTTGAAAATGAGGTAGAGAGTGTGTTTAGCGACCTATCTGAAGAAGATTTACAAGACCTTATTGATAATGATATAGGTTCTGTGATATTTGAGTGGAAAGGACAGGCTTTAGAGGAAAGAGGTCGTAGACAACAACAGGAACTTATAGATTTTACATTAAGAGACATTGATAGGACACATAATATTGATTAATTTAATGTTATGATAAATAGTTCACTATTTGAATGTTATAAATAGTTGTAGTTACTGGCAAGTAACCTTGAACTGAGACCGAATCTACTTTTACTATGATATATTAAACATTTATTATATATTCTTAGGAGAAAAAGATTTGCGACATTTCATCATTTATTTCACTGTCTTTATACTGACCTTTTCACCTTATGTTGTGTGGGGTACTGATACAAATAACACAACACAAAATAATACTAGTGGTTCGAATACTACAATTACAGGTGGTTACACAAGTACTACATCAAATACATATAGTGGCGGCCAAACAAATACTACTACTAATACAACGACCAATAGTACTGAACAATCAAAGATTCCAGTAGGAACTGCCTCTGCACCAAGTATGAGTAGTTACTCACAAGACCTTTGTACAGTTGGTGTTGGTTTTGGTGTTCAAACATTAGGTTTAGGTGTATCTGGCGGTTCATACTTTACTGACCAGAATTGTGAAAGAATGAAACTTTCTAAACTACTGTATGATTATCAAATGAGAGTGGCGGCAGTTGCGATACTTTGTCAAGATGACAGAGTTTTTAGTGCGATGGAAAATGCTGGAACTCCTTGTCCTTTTGAAGGCAAGATTGGTAAGGATGCTAAACAACAATGGAAAAAATATGATAAAGAAAGACCAGATTATGACCAATACACTTCTAAGTTAAAAGTGAGAGCGCAAATTGATTTACAACTTTCTGAAGAAGAAAGAAAAAGAGTAGAGAAACTCAAGAAAGAACAACAATTAAAAGCGATTGAAGAAACAAAAAGAAAAATGAAAGAACTTGAAGAATTACAAAATAAAGATAAGAAAAAAAGTAAATCAAAGAAAGGTAACTTCTTTATGAGGTTTCTTGGAATAGAACATCGTGAATCAAATCCAGATGTTCTTAAAGGAAGTTGGGAAGAAGATAAAGATTGGGCCGATGAGGGCACTTCTTTTCCTTCAGAATGACAGTAATCACTGGCGAACTGGTAGTAGTCAATGCGTGAATTATTTAAAACTATTGGTAAGTTTATAGGACTTACAATATTATTTTGTTTTCTTAGTTTACTAATTGCTTTTAATACAAGAGCGGAAACAGTTTGTGTCGAAAATTCACCTCAACAAGGTGATTTAACTTGTACAACTACAACGACAACTACTACTTCACAAACAACAAGTAACTTACTAAGTCCGAACTTTACAGATGGTTCTTGGACAGGAACAAATGTAGACCTTAGACATGGCAACGAAGTTATTGCAGGTTTTGATGGTGGGTATGTTGAAAGTACAGTATCTTTACAACAAGACGCTAATTTAACAAAAGAAGAAATTAACAATGGATTCAGTTCTACACTTGGAGCTGATATCTGGTTTTGGAATAGCAATACACAAAATGTTATAATGAAACAAACATTAGTAGATGATAATAACAATACTATAACTCAACAAAGACAAATTGACGGAAGCTGTACTACTTTTAATGGCTGTGATTATAGTAACTATACCGACACTATTATTGTTAATGGTAACAGTCAGCAAGACTACGAAATAACAGCTAGGTTTGAGTTTAACGAGTCTAGTAACACTACAGCACATTATGCAGCAGACTTGAGAAATCCAAGTTTAATTATTGATTATAGTCAGATTGAAAGTTCAACTTCAGTTTCAACAACATATTGTTTTGAGAGAGTACCAAGTACTTGTCCAGTTGATGATGACACTTTTCAAAATATAGAAGACTCTGTTGATATTGACAAAGATAAAAAAGATTCAAATCAAACCTTTGATGATTATGTGGAAAATAACTTAAAAGAAGAAAACAGTTATGTTGATGAAATGGTTGTATATGAAAGTGTTTATAAAGAAGAAGAGACAATGTTTTTTACAGAATCAGATGTTCAAACTGAAAAGGATATTGATGATACATTCGCAGGAGTTGATACTGGTGTAGGTGATTTTCTTGGACTTAAAACATCAAATAGTGATATATCAATGGAAGAAGAATTTAATGATAAACCTGTGATGGAAGAAGAAACACAACAGTTTGAAGAAATGTCAACTGATATGATGGAAGAATCAGACAGTACTCAAGTCGCTATGGAAGATGATAAACCTCAAACTATAGAAGAAGAACCAAAAAGTGAATCTACGACAATGGAATCATCAAATGATACTCCACCTATGGGAGAGGAATCAAAAGATGAATCTACAATAGTCGCAAAAGAAAACGAACCAGAGGAAGGCCCTAGTCCAGAAACAGAGACTATGGAGACAATGTCAACGCCTGAAGAAGAATCAAGTACTATAGTCGCAAAAGAAGAACCAAGTGAAGAAGAAACACCATCAGAAGAAGAAACAATTGAAGAAGAAGGAAGTGAAGAGATAACCGCTAAAACTGAAGATTCAGATACTAAAGTCGAAGATGAGGATAGTGGAACAAAAACTATAAAGGTAGACGCTTCTAAAATTGAAGAAAAGGTTAAACAAGTTACAAAAGATATAGGAAAACAATTAGAGGGTACAAATATTATTCTTTCACAAATTATGGTTCAATCCCAAGTTGATATATCAAAACAGTATGGTAGTGTGAATAAACAAATGTTTGATACAAGAGAGATTTACAAAAACAAACAAGAGTTTTATAAAGAAGATAACGAAATGTTAAATCAATATGCGTTTAGTATATATGAAAACCAACAAGAAAAAATGATACAAATTAATGGTGATGACCCAGTATTGAAATTTCAGACTGACTTAAACAACGCCATAAATACAAGAAAGAAACTCGAACGAGAATTGTGGATATTAAAAAATTCACAGAGTAGGAGATAATAATGGATAACATTATAGAGATGTTTAAAAAATACGCTATGGTTATAGGACTAGTAACTACACTTGGTGGTGGTTTTTACGCATATGGTGTATTTGAAAACAGAATCGCACAGTTAGAAAAAAGTTCAGGCAGTGATGCAGTTGAAAAACTTGAAGCCAGAGTGGCCGAATTAGAAGGACAGAATAAAGTGTTGAATAAAACCATTGAGGTTATCAACGCACAGATGACCGAACTTAAACTTGTTGTAAACAATCCTTTAGGTGGTTAATCTTATAAAACAGTGCAAAATGCGCCATTTTTCGTGCGTCTAAACACTTTTTTAACATAAATACTATTACGATAGCATAAACCTTGACAAAAACATTACTATGTGTTATTATATTATAGTAAGGTTAAAAGGAGAAGACTATGAGCATACACTTAGAAGTCGAAGAACTAATCGAAGGGTATTTACATACACACGAGATTGACGCAGAGTGGGACTATGAAGAACAAGAACTAATTATCCCAGATGATACTGATAATACCGAGAAACACGCACAAACAATCGCAGATATGTTAGAAAAATCTGAACTTGTGCCAGGCGGTAAATCTTATTATCAGGCAGGAACTGATTCTGAGAAACAACCTGTTTATAAAATAGGGATGTTTAGACTCGATTCTTAATGAAACCTTTAATACTAATATTTACAATTTTTATGTTAGGTGGTCTACCATCAAAGATAAGAATACCTTTGCCGTGGGATAATCCCTACTTACACAAAACACCTAGTGATAATATATGGGTGCAAATGAAGGAGAAAACAAATGTACGAACAGGACATCAAGAAAATGGATGCAACTGCGGTCGAAAAGATACTCCTTGAAATTTTAGATAAGATTTCCGCTAGAAAATATCAAAGAGGAGAAAAGTCAGCAATGGATGATAAGAACTTGCTGGCCTGTTTTACAGATTTACTTGACCAGTCTAATACACTGGAAGAGTATGTGAGAACTAATTTTGAGAAAGACAAACATATTATTGGAATACTAATTGGATACAAAAGACCTTTTGAAGATGGTATATTATCTGATATTAAAAAATTGAAAAATTTAAAAAAATTAAATATCAATACCACTCAAGAAGAACAACACATCGAACGCACTTTTCATACTATACTAGACAGTTTTCAAAAATTAAATATGTACATTTATAATAAGTACAAAGATGATAGTGAAATGAGGGCAGCATTAACAAATATATTAATGCGTATAGAAGATTTATCCGAACATTATTATTGGGTAAGGATAAAAGAAAGACAAAAACAAGATTTGGAAAGAGAAGAAGAAGATTTCGATAGACATTAAACGCCCGGTAAACACTGGGCAAAATTGGCTATTGACATTCTTTTCAAATAGTGTAATATATTATATATGAAAAATAATAAAATGCAACCAGACGCATTTACAATTTTTGTGAGAAACGGAAATGTAGATGGTGCTCTAAGAATATTAAAGAAGAAAATACAAAAGGATGGAATTCTTTTTGAACTAAGAAAGAAAGAATTCTATACTAAACCAAGTGAACAGCGCAGACAAAAGAAAGCCGCTGCGATTGCGAGAAATCGTAAGAAACAAAATAAAAGAGTTATTTCAAAGGGTGCGAAAAAGTAAAACTTGACATTGTTAAGTTTTATGGTATATTTTATATATGATTTTAGTTGATATGAATCAAGTGAGTTTATCTTCACTAATGATACAAATTGGAAATAGTAAAGATAAAGAAGTAAGTATAGATTTAGTAAGACATATTATACTTAATTCACTTCGTTCATATCGTTCAAAATTTTCTGAAGAAAATGGAGAACTTGTACTTTGTTATGATAGTAGAAACTACTGGAGAAAAAAGTTTTTTCCTCAATACAAACAACATAGGAAAAAGAGTAGAGAATCAAGTGGTTTTGATTGGAACAGTATTTTCAACGCATTAAATCAAATCAAAGAAGAATTGATAGAGAACTTTCCTTATAAAGTGTTAGAAGTAACTGGCGCAGAGGCAGATGATATTATCGCAACACTTTGTGAGAAGTTTAATGATTCAGAAAATATTATGATTGTATCGGGAGATAAAGACTTCATTCAATTACAAAAATATAAAAAAGTAAAACAATGGAGTCCATCTACGAAGAAGTTTTTAAATGGTATTGACCCCGCCCTTTATTTAAAAGAACATATATTAAAGGGTGATAGGGGAGATGGTATTCCAAATGTATTATCTAAAGATGATACCTTTGAGAATGGATTTAGACAAAAACCATTGACTAAGAAAAAACTTCAAACATGGTTAGAACATGACTTTTTAGATGTGGCGCCTAATGAAGAAGTAAAAAGAAATTATCAGAGAAATCAAACTTTAGTTGACTTTTCTAAAATACCTGTTATAATTAAAGAAGATATTATGAACAAATGGAATAATACTACACCAAAAGGTGATAGAACAAACCTTATAAATTATTTTATAAATAATAAATTAAAGGAACTTGTTGATAATTTAGGAGATTTTTAAAAATGGAAAATACATATACCCCAATGTTTCATGAAATATTAGACATGGTACATAAGGTAAAAACAAAATCAGATAAGGTTCGTGTACTATCACAATACAATAGTGATGGATTAAGATGGGTACTTCGTTCGGGTCTTGACCCAGCGGTTAAATGGTTATTACCACAAGGTAAACCACCATTTATTGCAAATGACGCCCCAGATGGAACAGAACACACAAGATTAGCGAGAGAATATAGAACTCTTGACAATTATATTTCAGTTAATGGTGTACCTGCGAAACCAGACTTAAATCAGAATCGTAGGGAAACATTATTCATTCAATTACTTGAAGGATTAAGTGTTGGAGAAGCAGAACTCATAATTGCTTGTAAGGATAGAAATCTTGCGAAGATTTATAAAGGTATGTCAGTCAATGTCGCCAAAGAGGCGTTCAGATGGGATGACAACTTTATGTTAATAAAATAATTAAACTAGGCTGAATGTTTAAGCGACAAAACATTAGTTTAGTATAAAACAAAATATATTGAAGTCGCAGGAGATTACATTATGGGAAGAAAAGCTATGACAAGAACACAAAAATTCTTGAATGCACTTCTAAGAGGAGAATCTGTTTCTTGGACAGCCGTTCAAAAAACTTATGGATTCAAATCACCTAGAACTGTCGTAGATGGTTTTAGAAAAAGAGGGTTTTGTGTTTACGCAAACAAAAAAGCAGATGGAACTTATTATAGAATAGGTACTCCAAGTGCTGACATTGTAAAAGCAGGACTCGCTTCAGTTTACGCATTATAAACTGACACTATCGATAGTGGGGGTCTACAGTACCCCCTCTAAACTTTTTATTTAAGAGGTTATATTATGAAAAGACAAATACAAAGTTCAAAAAAAGAATACTTAAAAAAATACGACCAGAATATGAAAAGTGGACTACCAGCACTTAAAACAGGAATGTTTTATTATATGTTAATAGGACTAATTTTATTAACAATATTGGTGATGGGTATATGAAAACATTAGAACATTTATCTTTTCAAGAGATATATGATTATGTAAATTCTTTTGAAGTAGTACTTAAAAATCCAAATCTGAATAAATTAAAAATTGCTGTGGCCGCATATCATGACGCACATTTCACAGCAGATAGAAATATTCAGTTAACAGATGAAACATACTTCAAACAACTCGCCGAACTGGTCTATAAACACATAAATCCTCAACCAAATGCCTAATAAATAATCACATGATTAGAATCACTGGTTGTGACAATCGTATTAGAGAAAAAATTAGACTTGCCAGTGAATGGTATCTAAAACATTTGCTTCAAAAAAGAACCAGAGAAAAATTAAAAATATACATTCACCTTCAAAGAGGACTTGCGATAAAAGAAAAGGTAGACGCAGAATGTATTTGGAATGAAGATATAGAAACTCCACGACCTAAAAACTTTATAATTCACATTGATGATAAACTTACACTTAGACAAAAACTACTGGCACTCGCACACGAAATGGTACACTTAAAACAATGGGCGACTGGTGAAATGTACGAGTATGTCAGAAAACCTCATTTATACAGATGGAGAGGTAATACAATAGATACAAGAAAGAAACATTATTATGAACTGCCTTGGGAAGTTGAATCACATGGTAGAGAATTAGGAATGTTCATCAGAATGTGCGAACACTATAAGTGGGGAAAAGAGGAATGGACACAGGAAAAAGATATGTCTACACTTGTTAAAATACTCAAAAGATATGAAAAGAAGTATGATGAGAATGGTAATATTATTAACCCCTTGACAACTAATATAGAATGAGTTATACTATTTAAGAATTATGAATATATTTTATTTACATGAAAACCCAAAGATTTGTGCTGAGATGCATTTAGATAAACACGCTTCAAAGATGTGTATTGAGTATGCTCAGTTGTTAAGTACCGCACATAGAGTACTTGATGGTACTGAATATTATGGTAAAACTAAAACTGGTAGAAAGGCGAAAAGATACAAACTATCTAATAAAATTTTTGATGATACTTTATATCTCGCAAGTCATATCAATCATCCTTGTGGTCAATGGGTAAGAGAATCTAAAAGAAACTATAATTGGTTATATACAATGTGGATTCATTTAGGCGATGAATTTAAGAAAAGATATAGTGGTAAAGAACATTCGAGTTTAACACAATTAAAATCTTTTTTAAGATTTACACCTAAGAATATGCCAGATGGTATGTTAACTGAACCACCACAAGCGATGCCAGAAGATGTAAAGGTAAATGGTAATAGTATTCAGGCTTATAGAAATTATTATATATATTACAAAAGAGGTTTTGCGACATGGAACAAAACTCAAATACCACAATGGTATAAGGAAGCGATGTAATGCCAACATATTTATTTTTAGATGATAACACAGGTGAAGTAACCGAAGAGTTCATGATGATTTCAGAAATGGAAAAATACTTGAAGGATAATAAACACATCAGTTTAATGCCAGCGGCGCCAGCGATTGTTGGTGGAGTTGGAGAGACCGATAGTAAAATTGATACTGGTATGAAAGAAGTTTTTCAAAAGATTGCAGAGAAACATCCAACCTCACCACTTGCTGACAGATATGGTAATAATGAAAAAGTTTCAAGAAAGAAATCAAGAGAAATAGTTAATAAACATAGGAAAAACAAAATATAAATAATAGTGATACTAGTTAGATACTTCAGCACCATCTGGAAATATACCATATAAAAAGATGTGCAAGCTGATGAAGTCAATCAACTAATGTATCAAAAGGGGTTCTTTCGAGAACCCTTTTCACTATGGGATAGATTATGGCAACTAAAAAGAACAAAGAAATAACTGAAGAACATCTAATAAAAATCAAACCAATTACAGATAATCAAAAGATTGCTGTGAAGGCATATAAAGATGGTAAAAATCTTTTTCAATATGGTGCGGCTGGAACTGGTAAAACTTTCTTATCATTATATCTCGCATTACAAGATGTGTTAGATTTGAAAACACCATACCATAGAGTTTGTATTGTGAGGTCACTAATACCAACTCGTGACATAGGATTCCTGCCGGGCGACCACGATGATAAAAGCGCATTGTATCAAGTCATATATCAGAACATGGTTCAGTTTATGTTTAAAATGCCAAATGAACTAGCGTTTAGTATGTTGTATCAAAATCTACAACAACAAGAAACTTTACACTTTCTATCGACTTCTTTTTTAAGAGGTATAACTTTTGATAACTCAATCATCATTGTAGATGAATGTCAGAATTTAAACTTTCATGAGTTAGATACTATTATTACAAGAGTAGGACAAGATTCTAAAATTATGTTTTGTGGAGATGTAGACCAAACAGACTTAATCAAGACATCTGAAAAAAATGGTATTTTAGAATTTACAAGAATTTTAGATAAGATGGAGTCATTTGAACTCATTGAATACAACATCGGTGATATAGTAAGAAGTGGATTCGTTAGAGAATATCTGATTAATAAAATAAAATTAGGCCTATAAAATACTTGACAAGTTATATCTTTTAGTGTATTATATCTAAATGAAAAACTTTATAGAAAAATTAAAAGAAGACTTAATTAGAGATGAAGGAAAAAAACTTGATGTTTATCATGACCACTTAGGTTATAAAACAGTTGGTATTGGACATTTAATTCTTAAAGATGATAAAGAATTTGATTTACCAATTGGCGCAAAGATAACTGAAGAACGAGTAGATGAACTCTTCAAAAGAGATATTGGTGTAACTTTAATCGAATGTAAAAAATTATATTCAGACTTTGATGGACTACCAGAAGAAATACAGTTAGTGATTGCGAACATGATGTTTAATTTGGGTTATCCTAGATTAAGTAAATTTAAAAATATGAAAAGGGCGGTTGACAACAGGGATTGGACACAGACAGCGATTGAAATGAAAGATTCGAAATGGTATCGACAAGTTACCAATAGAGCGAAACGATTAATTTCAAGAGTAGAATCTGTCGCATATATGTGTGATGATGGTTGTTGTAGTTAGATTATGGAAGAATTATACGAATTTAAAAGGAACATTCAATTTGTTCCAACAATTAAAACAGTAAATGTAGAGAGAAAGAGACATTATGTGACACCAACAAACAATACATATCCATCTATAACTACTGTTTTATCAACACGACACAAAGAGGGACTATTTGAATGGAGAAAAAGAGTTGGTGAAGATGTTGCGAATTATATCGCACGAACATCAGCAAATCGTGGTAGTGTAGTACATAAAATTTGTGAAGATTATTTGTGTAATAAACACATTTATTCTCCAGAAGAATTTAGAATGCATGAGGTGAAAACCTTTTTACCATATTGTCTTTTTAATCAGTTAAGGAAAAGGGCGTTACATAACATTGATAATATCTATGCGCAAGAAACCGCATTGTGGTCAGATGAACTTATGGTCGCAGGTAGAGTAGATTGTATCGCAGATTATGAAGGAACACCCTCTGTAATCGATTTTAAGACCTCTAGAAGTGAAAGAAATGATGCTTGGAACTTGAACTACTATACACAGGCGACCGCTTATTGTCAAATGTTTGAAGAAAGAACAGGTATTGAGATTAATCAAGTAGTCATATTAGTTGTAACTGAAGATGGTAGTGTCCAAGAATTTGTTAAAAATAAACAAGATTACCAAAAAGAATTAGAAGAAGCGTTAAATGAGTTTCACCAGAATAGGTTGGCTTCATAAGAGGGGATAGGCTAATTTGGGAAACCATTTGTGTCGCACACAAAAATTCTGGGTTCGAGTCCCAGTCCCTTCAAGCAAATTAATACTTGACAAACATGAATTTTTTATATATAATAATATCAATGTGTTTCACGAAGGGTAATATAAGACAGGCGTTCGATTCGCCTCGCCTCCACCAGAATTACTTTAATACATTGAGGGGGCGTACTGGATTCGATTATGTTGTCTGAGATACATTATAAAACAAACGATAACTATGATTATCAAATGGCCGCTTAAATAAAAGTGGCGGGAGTTTGGTGGGAACTTGGCAACAGAATCCCACCTTTGAGGATATATTATGAGTTTAGGTTATGTACTACCAGTAATAGAGGAAACAATGTCATTTAAAACACAAAAGTTATTCGCAGTAGAAATTGAAGAAATAGTAAAGAAATACAGTATGACACATATGCAGGCTGTACTCTATTATTGTGAGAAAAATGATGTAGACCCATCTTCTATAACAAAATTAATATCAAAACCACTAAAGGAAAAAATAGAAGCAAACGCACGGGACTTAAATTTCTTACCAAAGAGAGGAAAGTTACCAATAGAATGATAATGGATTCGTTTGACGCATATAAAATGTATCTTGGTATCAAGGCACACTTTGATAAAGGGAACTATGATTTTGTTAAATATGGTGGTAAAACAAAAACTACAAAAGAATCTTTTTTTAAAAGAAATGATAGAAAAGTATTCTATTCAATGTCTAAAAAACATTCCGACCCAGAAGACTTAAAGAATTATTACATCGCGAACTTTGTCGCACACTCCAAATGGATAGGTGAATTCTCTGAACAAAACTATACAGATTGGAAAAAAAGAATGGAAAGTATGTCATATACTTTCTCCCAAAATATTTTATATTTAATAAATGAAGTTTTAGTTAAGAATTTAGATAATAATATAAATAAATTTAATTATATGTTCGAGTGTGAGGAAGATACACATCCATTTTTACTTAAAAAGTATCTTGCGAAGAAAATCACACCAGAAACTTTAATTATACTAGATGACATTTTAAACTTTTTTAAACAATGGAATAAAAAGTTGAGTGATGATATAGTATGGGAAGAAGAAAAAATCTTCTTAGATAAGTATAGAAGATTTCTTGATTTTGATAAAACCAAATATAAATTCACTCTGAAGAAATTAATACAAGATAATTTAAAGTAAGGGAGAAAAAATATGGCAGCGAAACAAGTTAACGACAAAGAATGGTTGATAAAGTATATGTATGGAAGAAGACAAAAACAAGTTAAACTTAAACTTTCAAATGAACTTAATCAAGCGGAACAATGGTTTTTCAAACAAGAAGAAAATAAAAACTTGACAAAAGATACCAAATAGGGTATTATAAATACTAACATTATATTATGTACAAAGTGGATAAAACAAATATATGTACACATAAGGAGAACACACGATGTCATTAGATACATTAAAACGAAATAGTGGTTTAGATAAACTACTAACGGCGGTACAAAAAGACACCGCACCTGTTGAGAAACAGAGTTATGTCGATGAAAGATTCTGGAAACCAGAATTAGACAAAACTGGAAATGGTTATGCTGTTTTGAGGTTTTTACCTGCACCAGATGGTGAGGACTTACCTTGGGCTAAAGTTTGGAGTCACGCATTTCAAGGCCCAACTGGACAATGGTATATTGAAAACTCACTTACAACATTAAACCAAAAAGACCCAGTATCAGAAGCCAATACAGTTCTTTGGAACACAGGAAACGAGGCAGATAAAGAACTCGCAAGAAAAAGAAAAAGGAAACTTAATTACTATTCAAATGTCTTAGTAGTAAGTGACCCAAAACATCCAGAGAACGAAGGTAAAATCAAATTATTTAAATATGGTAAAAAGATATTTGATAAACTTATGGAAGCGATGAATCCAGAGTTTGAAGATGAAAAACCATTAAATCCATTTGATTTTTGGAGTGGCGCTGACTTTAAACTTAAAATAAGAAAAGTTGATGGTTACTGGAACTACGATAAATCAGAGTTTGACAAACCAAACGCACTCTTTGATGGAGATGACCCAAAATTAGAATCCCTTTGGAAACAAGAATTCTCACTCGCAGAATTTACTTCCGCAACTAATTTTAAATCATATGATGAACTCAAAGAGAGATTTGATAGAGTAATCGCTGGTAGTAAAACTGTAGGTAATGTCGCAGACTTAACTGATACAGAACCTGCGCCAGTTGAACAGTCTGTTGATACTGAAGAATCAACAAATGATGACAGTATGTCATACTTTGAAAAACTCGCACAAGAGTAATTCTTAACAGGGGAATCCTTCGGGATTTCCCTATCTATAATTTCTTGTTAAATTAATAAGTGGGTCGTTATTTCTAACACTTTTAACAACAGTTTCAGTTATGTTATTAGCTGTGTTTTGTGCATTGTTAACAAGGTTAGTAAGAATTGGTTGACCTTGAGTAACCAGTCTATCGATAGCGTTTTTACTTATCTCATCTACTCTTTTTATTTTTTCATCTAATTGTTTTTGTAAAGTTTGAACTCTACCTTCTGCTTGTTCAAAACTTTGTCCACCAGTTTGACTGATAGTTTCATTTGGTATGATAGTATTCATCATACTTTGTTGAGGAGTTTGACTGATAGTTTCATTTGGTGTGCCACCCAATAGGGTTTTCATTGCACCTTGTTCTCTTTTAATTTGTTCTTCTGATACTACTTGTGGTACTTCTTTTGTTCCTTCA